ATGGGCTCAAAGCATCGATTGCAGACAGTCTCGCGCCGGTGTTCGGCCCGATGATTGACCGCTTTACCGAATGGATTGCGAAGAACCGCGAACTGATCGCGCAGCGGATTGTGGAGCTTGCGCAACGACTTGCGCGCTGGCTCGCCTCGGTCGATTGGAACAGGTTTGCGCAGGGCGTCACGGATGTTGTGGCCGGCCTGATCGGCTTCGCTTCGTGGGTTGGTGACGCGGTGGAGGCCATTGGCGGCTGGAAGGTCGCCGCCGCAGCGCTGGCCCTGTACATGACGGGCGGATTCATTGCGTCGATTGCTTCGGCTTTCGGCAGCATTGCAATGCTCGCGGTCAGGGGCTTCATGCTCGCGCGCGCATTGACCGGCATCGGTGCAGCGGCAGGCATGGCAGCCGAGGCGATGACGGGTGCGGGGGCAGCAGCGGGCGGCGGCCTGCTCGCACGCCTGGCGGGGGGGCTGCTGCGCTTCGTGAATCCTGCGACCGTTGGTGCGTATCTCGGTCTGCACAGTGAAAAGCTCAACACCGGAGAGGATGAACAACTCAGGCGCATCCGTACCGCAGAAACTGCAACGGGTGGCGTGTGGCCCGGTTCGACAAACGCGGGACCTGCGAATATCGCGTCCGGCACTGCGGGTGCCGCAGGCGTCGGCGCGGCTGTCACGCAGTGGGCGCAGAAACTGAACTTCGCTGGGACCGAAGCACGCTACGGCCTGCCTGCCGGTCTGCTCTCAGCGATCGCACAGAAAGAGTCGCGCGGCAATCCGATGGCGGTGAGTCCCGCAGGCGCGCGCGGACTGTTTCAGTTCATGCCCGCGACGGCGCGCGAGTACGGCATCGACGCTTTCAATCCGGCGCAGGCAGCAGACGCGGCGGCGCGCAAGATGTCCGGTCTGCTTGCGCGCTACAAGGGGAATCTGACTTACGCGCTCTCCGCCTACAACTGGGGCGAGGGCAATCTGGATCGTTACGGGCTCGCGCGAGCACCCGCCGAAACGCGCAACTACGCGCCGGGCGTACTTGCCAACATGCCGTCACTCAGTCCGGGCGCGGACATGGCTTCACTCAATGCGCCCGGATCGGCGGCGGGCATGCAGAACGCGCCCGCGCCGGTCGTACACGTCGACAATCACGTCCATGTCGCGCGGGACGGCAGCGTGACCGTCAAGACCCGCACGCCTGCGGGCCTGAAGATCGCGCGGCCGATGGAAGCATTCTCATAAGCGGCATGAGCCCGACTGACTTTGCGTTCTTCAGCGCGTTGCAGGTCGCCTCATGGCGGGGCGTGCCTTTCGCGGTAACCGGTTCGACGCTCAAGGTCGGACGCCGCAACGTCACCCACGAATATCCGTACCGCGACGATGTATGGGTCGAAGACCTCGGACGCGCAGGACGGCGCATCAGCCTGAGCGGCTTTCTGCTTCAGGATGCCGCCTATCTGGGTACCCCTGGCGGCGGTGACGTGATCGCGCAGCGCGCGGCGATGATCCGCGTCTGCGAGCAGCCCGGAGACAGTGACGGCGCCGATGGCGAACTGGTGCATCCGTCGCTTGGGCGGCTGAATGTCGCGCTGATCGAGTTCGAGTGCGAGGAACGTTCAGAGCGTGGCCGGTATTTTGAACTGCGATTTTCGTTCATCGAATCGGGCGCGCAGCAGTTTCCGACGCTGGAGATTGCGACGCAGGCACAGACCGGCCTGTCAGCCGTCGCCGCATTCGCGGCGGTGGCGCAGGACTTCTTCAGCACGGTTTCCGCCGTGCTGTCGTCGCCGGCCGTAATCGGCGAGATTGAACGCACTGCGCAGAATTTCGTCGTGGAGGCGCAGGCGATCACGCAGCGCGCGACGAGCCTGGTTGCGATGGTCGCGACACTCCGAGGGCAGTATGGCCGGTTCGTGGGGCAGTTCACCGCCGCCGTGCGGCAACCGGCAACGACGATACAGGACCTGATTGGTGCGGGTGCGCAGGCGCGGACCGCCGTAGGCGTCGCGGGCAAAGCGCTGGGGAGCGCTGCGGCCGTCTCGGACTGGCCCGGCATGTCTGACGCTACACGGGCGCTGGTGGGAGCCGTGCAGAACGCGAATCCCGATCCGCATCAGGCCGTGCAATCGCTTGTCGCGTTACAGTCGTCCATCAACCCGCAGAAGCGGGCGACGGCGGCGCTCACCGCAGCAAACCGGCTCACGACAATGCTGTACCGTCGCAGCGCGGTTATCGCGCTCGCGCAGAGCACGACCGGTTATGCGCTCGCCTCGCTTGAAGACGCCGAATCCTTGCGTTCAACGGTATGCGATGCGCTCGATATGGAGATCACCACCGCAGGCGATGCGGGCGACGACGCCAGCTATACAGCGCTACGTGCGCTCGAAGTCGCGGTGGTGCAGGACATTACGACGCGCGGCGCGTCACTGGCGAGCATGCAGACGGTCAGCACGCCGGAACCGATGCCTCTGCTCGTGCTTGCCCAACGGCTCTATCAGGACGTGACGCGCTACGACGCATTGCTACAGCAGGCCGCACCGGTTCATCCTGCCTTTGCCCCAATCGTCTTTAGCGCTTCATTAACCTAACCCTTAACTTAAGGCTGGGTCTCAATGGCGGACAAATCCACGCATCCCCTCGCGCTTATTATCAACGTCAGTAGCTGATGGCCACTGACACGCCCCTCAAGGAATGCAGAAAACGCCTCGAAGAAAGGTACGGATGAGATCAGGGCAATATTGCGTTCTTCGGCGCGAGTCTTTACGTTGGTAGGGAAGACCGGTCGATCATTCGTATCGCGGTGCTCAGGTGGTAGATCTCTCCAAGCATTCCCAAAAAGTATGCCCTTACCAGCACGCTCCTCCTTCTCTTCGTACGCCAATACGTAACCATCCAATTGGCGCAGATGCGTCAGTGAAATGCTCTTGGCCACTCCTTTGCATTCCACAACGCACACAGTCCCTTCGTGCTCAAGGACGAACTCCTCGTCCGAGTACCTAGCTTCTGATACGGCCCCGCCAAGCTTTTGAAGACAATCAGCGACGAGGTCTTCAAACTCAAAGCCGCTGCAATACAAGAGCTTCTTGTAACGAGCAAATTCGTCTCGCTCGACTATACGAGCGTCGCGCTCAGCCTGCTTGGTCTCGATTTCGGCTTGCAGCGCATCAATCTTGCCCTGAAGTGATGCAACAAGCGGCATATCGACCGCATCGACCCAGTCCGGAACTGGCGCGGTCTGGGGGCGACCCAGCAGATCTTCCAGGACCAAGTTCACCGCCAACCGCAGATCGAGAGTCGTTATTCGCGGCAGTAGCACTGCCATCCCTCGGGCTTCCCAAGGCTCCTTTGGATCAGTCTTGACGAGAATATCCACCCGGCAAGCAAGCTGTCCGTCATACCTATTCACGACGAGTGGCGTTGTTTCAACCTTCAAGCTGCCGACTCCTTGACGGTATTCCTGCGAAGTGGCTGTTGTGATTGATGGTTTTGACTCGTAGTACCAAGTCCAACGATCAAGGTTATTCAGGTATTTTTTAAATTCGTCACCCAAATGGCGAACAGTATCTCCCGACTCCTCCTTGGTCCAAACGACGAGAGGGCACCACTCCCAGTTGTTCGCTCGTCCGCCATCAGGGTGGTTTCGGCAATCGCCGATGACAACAAGTACTCCGCCTGACGCTAAGAAACGAGCGAACGCCCGTTGGATTTTCTCTACGTCATAGAGCCCCTTTGATTGGAGTTCCACGACGTCTAGCGTACCCATGTCCACCACGATCTCGTGGAAGTCAACTATGTTGGTTTGCTCTAGCACTTCCCAGCCGATCGACGTCACGAATTGATGACCGGTTGATCCAACGACCAATGTTTTATTTGATTCGTCCATGTCGCCCCTTTATTTGCCTCGCAAGTGTATCAAACCTGAAATGCACCAAATTCGCGTATGGCCGTTTACGAAGGGCGGCAAATTCGGTAATCACGCAAGGCTGTCCTACTCTTGTCGAGGCGGTCGGCCACCTGATTGTTCATTTGCTTGCGCGACAGAGTGTCTGAAACTGCGCCGGTAGGCGGCAGTCGCGTCCAGTGCTGATGGCGGACTGAACACGCTGAGCTGGCAGCGTCGAATACTATCATTGCCCTCATGAGCGATGACGTTTCCCTGACCGTCAGCGGTTCGACCGTCGGGGGCTGGAAAAGCGTACGCATTACGCGCGGCATGGAGCGTATCCCGGCCGACTTCGATATCTCGATGACAGAGCGCTTTCCGAACACGACAACGGTCGTGGTCATGGAAGGTGACCCCTGCGTCGTGAACATCGGCGCGGATGCGGTCATTACCGGCTACGTTGACCGGGTGACGGAAGCCGTCAGTGCGACAACGCATACGTTGTCAGTATCGGGACGCGGCAAGTGCGAAGACTTCGTCGACTGCGCCGCGCAGTTCGATTCGTTCCAGTTTGTCAACATGGCGACTGCCGACATAGCCGCAGCACTTTGCAAACCGTTCGGCATTGCGGTCAAGGCACTATCACCGGGCATCGTCCATGCGCAGGTCTGTCTGAACGTTGGCGAATCGGCCTATCAGGTTATCGACCGTCTATGCAAGCTCGCGCAAGTACTGTGTTATGAGGACGCGGACGGCGATCTGGTCATCGGCCCGCTATCGGTCGTAGAAGCCGCAGGCGGCTTCGCGATGGGCATCAATGTCGAGCAGGCTGGCTATACGCGTGACATCTCGCAGCGCTTCAGCGAGTACCGCGTCTATCTGGTCGGCACCGGGATTTTTACAGATGCCGGTCAGCAACCGCTCGCGGAATACATCGTGGCCGATGACACGATGCCGCGTTTCCGGCCCAAGGCGTTCATCGCGCAGAACGGAGACGCGGGCGCGGAGGTCTCGAACGCGCACGCTTTATGGGAATGCAACCGGCGCATCGGACGCGGCAACGTGGTCGCCATCACGGCCACGTCATGGCGCGATAGCGACGGCGCGCTCTACGCGCCGAACACGCTGGCTGCGCTCTCGCTGCCGCAACTGAAGGTCATCGACGGCGCGAAGTGGACCATTGGTGAAGTGACCTACCGGCGCGACCTGAGCGGGACCGGTTGTGAACTTACGCTAATGCCCCCGGAAGCGTTCAGGCCCGAACCGATTCTGGATCTGTCGTTGCCTGCCGATGCCGCCGCCGCGCTTGTACGAGGATAAGGCGTATCGCAGGCGTCGGTCGTTACAGGTTACTAGTCACGTTACTCCGCGTTAGGACTGCCACCATTTCGGGAAACGCAAAGTGACGTAGGCTTGGGTTCTGCAAGCGCAATTCATCAATCATCGCGGTCAGAGTGCGTTCCTTCCTGTCTGCTCCGACAATCCGGTTGAATCTCTCCACAGAGGAATCGTTTGTAGGTTGGCCGGGACGATCTTTAAGAAATTGAAGCGTCCGGCGTAGCGGCGCTCCGGGTACCGTGCGCCACGCCATGCACAGCAAGTGGATTGCATCATAAAGTTCTGCGTTCAGCGGACACATAAGTTTTCTCGGGTCTGAAACGTCGGTTCTCGGCCTGCCGTTGCCATTCTCACCAATACCAATGCCGCCCCCCCGGTCGCCTCCCCCCAACGCCGCTAAGGGGTTGAACAGATGCAATTTTGGATGATCTATCAATTCAAGAAGTCGCTCCGCGCAGTGGTAGCCGACCACGAACGTTTCCACTTCGCCGCCAGATTTTGGCGTCGCTTGAAAGTGATAGTAGCGATTGGTGACTGCTCCGCAACAGCCCATGAGCTTCTGACCTTCAAGCAACTGTACGTGCGCGACTGGAACCAGATCGTACCCGTTGACGATTCGCCGTTTGTTTTCTTCACCATGACAACTTCCCGTCGGCATTCCGAATCCTCCTGTTGAACTGGAGATCATAACCGTGCAAGCGCCGAAAATACGTGTCTCTAGATTGCTTGTTGTCGGTGTCCTTTTGGTTCTATGCGAATGGCATAGATAACAGATGGACTCGCTTTTCTGGAGCCTCGTTCGCGCGCTCGGACGGGGGCGGCTGACGCGCGTCGATGATGGCGGCGCGGCCCAACTCGTGCAGATGCAGCTATCCGCAAACGAGACACGCGACGGAACGCCTCGACTCGCGGAATACGGGTTCCAGTCCAACCCGCCAGCGGGAAGCGATGCGGTCGCGGTGTTTCTCGGCGGCGACCGCACCAATGGCGTAGTGATCGCGTGCGGCAACCAGCAATACCGGTTCCGCAATCTCGCGCCAGGCGAGGTCTGCATCAGCGATGACAAGGGGCAATCGGTCCATCTGTCCGCGGCCGGTATCGTCGTCAACGGTGGCGGTCAACCTGTCACGATCACCAACGCGCCGCAGATCACCGCCGATGCGCCGCTGTTCCACTGCACCGGGGATATCGAGGGCGACGGCAATATCACCTGTGCGGGCGACATGCGCGACAACAGCGCGACCAACCCGCACACCGCCGCCGGTTCGCGCGCCGTCTACAACTCGCATCATCATCCGGTGCCGGACGTGCAGCGCGGCAGCGACACCGCAACCAGCGACACACCGCAACCGCAGCTCTGATTTCCGCGCCGTGGGCGATATCTCGACCGTCTGGAATGTACCGGACATGCGCGGCGACTGGATGCTTGCCGGCGCGTCCCTGCGATCCGGCGACGACCTGCAGACCGCCATGCTTATCAGTCTCTTCAGCGACCGGCTGGCATTGCCGAGCGATGAAACACCGGACGGCGACCGGCGCGGCTGGTGGGGTGACAGTGCCGACTACCCGATTGGCTCGCGCCTGTGGCTGCTCTCGCGGGTCAAGGGACCGCGAGACGTGGCGCAGCGCGCCGGTGACTACGCGAGCGAGGCGCTGCAATGGATACTTGATGACGGCGTGGTCGCGCGCTTCGACATTACGCCGCAGTGGGTTACACCGAACCGGCTTGATCTGGCGATTGTCGCGAACCGCCGAGACGGTACGCGTGTCGCGATGAACTTCCCCGAGGTGTGGACGGGATCATAGTCCCGTCAGGTAATCCCGTAGGTAAGGCGCATGCCTTTCTCACGACCGACGCTGACGGCCCTGCGCAATCAGGTTGCGCAGGAACTGAATGCGAACCTGCCGGGTGCCGATGCCCTGCTGCGCTTCTCGAATCTGCGCGTGCTCGGCGACGTTCAGGCCGGGCTCGCGCACATGCAGTACGGGTATCTCGACTGGATCGCATTGCAGGCTACGCCGTTCACGGCGACCGATGAATTCCTCGAGGCGTGGGGCGCGCTCAGGGGCGTATTGCGCAAGAGCGCGTCGCAGTCCTCCGGTCTTGTCACGTTCACCGGCACCGAAGGCATACCGGTCAATACGGGAACGGGACTCAAGCGCAGCGACGGATTGCCCTACACGGTCACTGCGGCGGCTGCCGTCGAAGCGGGTAAGGTCACGGTGGCCGCGACCGCGAACCCGGACCCGGCAGGACTGGCAGGCCTGAACGGCGATTGCGCGGCCGGAACGCAGTTCACGCTGGCCAGCGCGATTCCGGGTATCGATTCAACCGGCGTTGCCGCAACGGCATTTACGGGCGGCGCAGACATTGAATCGAACGATGCCTACCGTGCGCGTGTCCTGTTCGTCTACCAGAACCCGCCGCAAGGTGGGGCGGCCAGCGATTATGTCGCATGGGCGCTTGCCGTTCCGGGAGTCACGCGGGCCTGGTGTACGGGCAATGGCTACGGTGCCGGTACGGTCATCGTGTTCGTGATGCTCGATGAGGCGAACGCGCAGCATGACGGCTTCCCGCAGGGCACAGACGGTGTCGCGTCAGCCGAGACAAGAGACACGTCCGCGACTGGCGACCAGCTCACCGTGGCGAATGCGATCTATCCATTGCGGCCCGTCACCGCACTGGTATATGTCGTCGCGCCGATGTCGTATCCGGTCGATATCAGCATTCGCGGCGTGGCGCCCGACCGGCAGGACGACGCGCTCGCGGCCATAGACGCGCTGATGAAAAGCGAGGGCGAACCGGGCGGATTCCTGATTCTCGCGCATCTGTGGTCGGCGATTGCCGCCGTCTCCGGCATCAATGATTTCCTCATTCTCGCGCCGACTGACGACGTGATGCTGCCGGCCGGTGCGCTCGCGGTGCCCGGTGAGGTTACGTGGTCGTAACTGACATGAACCCGGCGCGCTACAGCCGCGCGGACTACGCAGGCGCATTGCGGCGACTGCTACCGCGTGGACGCGTCTGGAC